TGGATAAAGAGACTCTTCTTCGGTTTAAAGCTTATAAGGATGATCCTTGGTTATTTTTGACACAGTGTGTTTTTACCAAGGATGCCGTAGACAGTGAGCATCCAGTCAAACTCTTCCCCAATTATGACTACATTAGGTTCCTGGTGCGGGCATGGGAGCGAGAAAAAAAACTTCTAGTCCCGAAGTCTCGCCGAATGACCGCATCATGGACCTTTATTGCACTTGCATTGTGGGATGTGATCTTCCATAGGGGCCGTGAATGGGCCTTCGTATCGAAGAAGGAGGATGATTCGGCTGAATTGGTGGCGCGAGCTGAGTTCATATTCAAGAAAATCCCCCCATCCAAGATACCAAAGGTTCTTCTCCCGAAGATCCGCAATGATCGGATGACCAAATCCCCTCCTAAGCTGGAGTTTGAGTTCGGAGATAGTGAAGTTTCATATATAGCGGGCTTCCCAATGGGTGCAGATCAGCTCAGACAGTTCACATTCTCAGGACTCTTCGGAGATGAAGCGGCATTCTGGCCCGATGCAGAGAATTTCTACACGGGTGCTAAGCCTACCACCGATGGGGGAGGTAGGATGATACTGGTGTCCTCCCGATCACCGGGATTCTTCAAGAAACTAGTGTTCGATCAAATCAATGCGAAGGGAAATAACTTCGCTGAGGTACCCCCTGCTCCTGTGAGGACTCCGATGCAAGGTGTGGAGGTATGGAAGAATCCTAAGAATGGTTTCATGGTGGTGGATTTGCACTACACGGCACATCCTGATAAGCGTGACCCATCTTTCCAACAGGCCCTCAAGGACACACTACCACTCCACCAGTATTTGAGGGAGTATGAGAGAAACTGGCAAACATTCTCGGGCATGCCAGTTTTCCCCAATTTCCGCAGAGATATCCACATAGCCAAGGTCCCACTTGAGCCACATCTGGGACTTCCGTTATTGATGGCTTGGGACTTCGGGCTATGTTACGATGCGTCAACTGAAGTACTGACAGACACAGGGTGGAAATTCTTCAAAGATATAGACATAGAAACTGATCTGATAGCCAGTCTCAATCCCCACACATTCAATGTGGATTATGTGAAATCAGACTTAAAGGTAGATCAAGCCTATTCAGGTGACATGTACTATGCCAATGGTACTAATCTTAATTTTGCCATCACACCCGATCACATTATACCTACATGGACCAGGACTGGTGTATTTGCACGTTATAAAGCTGAAGATTTACTAGCTAAACCTGGTCATAAGATGTTTCGTGTGACTGGTAACTTCCCGGAAGGTATTCCTAGTAGTCGATGGGATCTACATCCCGATACTTACGCAGCCCTAATGGGTGCCTACCTCAGTGAAGGTAGTTCTAGTACATATAAAGTGCGTGTATATCAGTTGAAATCCCACCCATGGCTCACTGAAATATTAAATGCCACTGGATGGGAGTGGAAACAATTCGATGAGGGATATGAGATTCATAGTAGTGTGATGGCCAGAGAATTCTACCAATATGGTACACAAGATGTTCGTAGGATACCCAGAGATATACTCGATGGAACCCGTACTATGCTTCGTGCCTTTCTTGATGCCTATACAGCAGGTGATGGACATATCCGCATACGTGCTAATGGTGCAGAAGAACATACAATATTCACCAGCTCACCCGGCATGGCTGATGATATGCAAGAACTTGCAGCTAAGTTGGGATGGTCATCCTCCATACGTAAAGTAAAACCACAAAGATCTTATTATGCTGTGGAGGACAGATTCATTGAGAGTTCCGGTGGTTACTCCATTACATTCAAAAAGAATAGACCATGGGGTGAATTTCGTTCCTATGAATATGAGCGTAAACACTATGAGGGTAGAATCTATTGTTTACGTGTACCTCATCACATACTGTATGTACGTAGGAATGGTAAGCCCCACTGGAATGGGAACACTCCTGCGTGTGTATTGGGACAGATGCAAGGAAGCTCCCTTAAGATTATACGTGAATGGGTGAGTAAAAATGAAGGGATCAAGACTTTCGCCCCCAAGGTGATGAACGATATCAAGGCCCTCTATCCAGAGTGGTCCAATCCCCACAAAGATCATCATCACTTCATAGATCCGGCGGGATTCTCCCGCTCACAGACCGATATGCGCACATGTGCTCAGGAAATGATGGAATGTGCTCCTATAGTGAATCTCTCACCGGGCCCTGTATCGTTTGAGAAACGTAAACAGTCGGTGGAGCACTTCCTCCTGTATATAGATCGGGATGGCGCGGGCCTAGAGATAGATCCCATCCAGTGTCCCACTCTCATAGAGGGATTCGCAGGTGGCTATCGATATGCAGACTCACAGTCAGATGTGGAGTCCCTTAATCCGATGCCCATCAAAGATATGCACTCACATCCGGCTGATGCACTGCAGTATCTCTGCCACGGCGCACTAAACAAACTGGATGTCCAATCACTAACCCTAGACATACCATCACCCAAGTACTCATTCATCAAAGACACTACACCTAGAGGAGAATTATCTTATGGCCGTACTATCAAAGGACCACACTGATGCGGATCTCGTTAAGTATATAAATTCATGTTACGTGGAGGCAGAGAATGCCCGAACTAATAGGGATGATTTTACCGAATCCAACTATGATGCTTATCATTTAAGGCATAATTTCGACCATAAGAATCCTGGTCAATCTACAGAAGTACTCTCGAAACAGCGTATGGCAGTGGAGGCTACTAAGTCATTCTTTCAACAGGCCCTAGCCGACATAGGTGAGTGGTTCTCTATAGACATCAAAGATCCCACCACACCAGTAGAGGCGATGGTGCTTAAGCCCCATGAGGTGAAGAAACTCCTTGAGTATCAACTCACCAAGTCTGGTTACTTCCGTCATATAGGACTGTCCATTCAGCGAGCCCTCTTAGGGGGCCTGATGATCACTAAGACTTATGGGAAGCTCATTCCCAGACCTAAGTTTGTGGTGAAGAAGGAAGGCAAGGGGAAGAATTTTAAGAAGAATGTCGTGGCTGTGGAGGATAAGACTTGGGAATTGTGTTTCTCTCGTGTGCGTAATCAGGATTTCTTCCCCGATCCCACTGGTAGGGGTCTCTATCTAGTGGAAGAGATGTACATGGACTTCCATGAGGTACTTGCGCAGGCCAAGGGAGATTATCCCATCTATGACATGGCTGAGGTGGAGAAGTTATCGAAGGCATATAGTGAGGAGGGTCAGGATGCCCAGGAGAAGGCACGTGAAACGGGCCAGACCATAGAGGGATATACATCCGATCATAGGCCACAGATCAAACTCAGAGAGTTCTGGGGTAGTGTGGTGTCCACTGATGGGTCACTACTCTATGAGAATGTGGTGATCACCGTAGCTAATGACCAGTATATCATTCGTAAGCCACTCCCGAACCCACTATGGCATCAAAAAAACCCATACACCATCACACCACTCATGGAGGTGGACGGTGCAGTATGGCCAATCGCCCTCATGGATGCCGCCACTATGCACCAACACACTATGACTGAACTCCTCAACCTCATACTGGATGCGGCCTTCAAGAAGGTCCATGCACCAAGCCAGATTCGCGTGCAAGACTTAGCGAATCCCGAGCAGGTCTCTAATGGAATCCCTCCAGGAGTAGCCCTCAAGGTCAAGAACACTCTCCCGCCCGGTGCTAAAGTGATGGAGCCTCTCGATGCGACTGATGTACCTGCAGATGCACTCAATGTGTTGAATCTCATCCAGCAGGAATTCAATGCCTCGGCCCTCACCACTGACCTTCGTCAAGGTGTCCTCCCCTCTAGGAGTGTGAAAGCCACTGAAGTGGTAGAATCCAGCCAGACCATCACTAGTGTCTTCCAAGGTATAGCCAAGAACATCGAACAGTCCCATATTGTGCCCGAACTAGAGCTCGCGTGGATGACCATCGCACAGAACCTCGACATGATATCGAAGGATGAGATGGTGGCACTGTTTGGGATTGAGCGAGGCACTGAGATCTCCCAGTTGGACCCACAGGATGTATTCGTACAGACAGTGAGTGGGTATAAGTTCCAGGTCTATGGGATCACGCAGACACTCGCTAAGGCACAGGATTTCCGTAAACTCACCACCATCCTACAAACCATTTCATCCAGTGAGATGCTCATAGAGGAGTTCCTCAAGAAGTATGATATGGGGAAACTACTGGGTGAGATTATGACCTCCCTCAACATCGACAAGAATAAGATAGCCATTCCGATGGCACAATCTCCGCGTGGAGGAGGACTGCGTGGTACTGAGATACCAGAAAACATCTCCCCCAATGGAGACCAAGCATCCACCCCAGCAGCATCCAATACTGCAGGATCATTTGCAGAAATCCTGGCTCAGTCCCTCCCTAATCAAGGTGCAGGTCCACAATGAGTCCAGAAACACTGAATGAAATGCGCACACTCTCCCTTGCCGCAAGTGTATTAATCCCACTTGTGGAGGAGAAAAGATTATCTGCATATGAAAGACTACTAGGAAGTTTCAGGCACCATCACAACGCTGACTTGGCCCTTGTCGCCGAAGTGAATGCCTATCAATCCATCCTAGATGAAATAAACATTAAACTAAATGCATTCGAACAATTAACTAAGGAGCCAAAGAATGTCTGAGATTATAGAATCAAGCACACAGATGATTAATGAAACACTCGCTGCACAGGGTGGATATGAACTTCCACAGGGTAAATCTATGGATGAACCTACAATGAGTGCAGCACAATCAGAGGAACCCGCCGAAGGCGGTGGTGAGACCAGTGACTCCATCGTAGAGGTGGATGGTCAGAAGTTCGCCAATGAGAAGGCGGCATTTGACTATCTTCAGGGCCAGTATGGTCAGCTCAAGACGGAGCGAATGATTGAGGAGGCCCGTCTTCAGGGAATCCAGGAGGCCCTCTACAATATGCCTCGCGGGGGCGAAGCCCCTATCACAGCTCCTATGCCTCAGCCTGAAGTGGATCTTGATAAGTTCTACGAGAATCCCACTGAGTTTCTCAAGAACTACGCGGATCGAATTAAGGACTCCCTCAAGGGTGAACTCTCCGCACAGCACACTGCTGCTCAAAGGGATGCCGAGGTGTGGAATACCTTCACAGCCAAACACCCAGACCTTGCAGACTTTCGTCAAGATGTCGATAGTGTGGCGATGGCTCACAAGGACACAGTGGCACTGCTCGCTAGACGTGATCCCGCTAAAGCCATGGACTTCGTCGCCACTAAGGTGAGAGAGAAATTCCATAAGTATATTGAGGCGACGATGCCCAATAGGGTCCTGCCTAATGCGAAGATGGGACCCAGTTCATCTGGTAACCATTCGGCAACAAATCAACAAAGAGTCCCAGTGCCAGATAAAGCCGTTGATTTTGTGACGCAACTCCGTAACATGAAGAAAGCATAGAAATTCTAGCTGCTCACAATCATGTGGGCCGCACTAAACAAGGAAGGTTTATATGGCAACACACAGTTGGGTCGCAGATGCTCCATCGGGTGTATATAAGAACCATAAACTCAGTTCACAGATCCGTATGGCCGCTATTCAGCAAGCTAAATTCATGGCATTTGTAAAACCTGAGCCTGGATATGGTCGTAAAATGGGCGAGTCTATCACTATTACTAGAGTAAGTAACGTCACTGTTCCTACTTCTGATGTGTTGGTTGAGACTCAAAGAATTCCCGAGGACACAATTAGTCTCTCTACTCAAGCTATTACTGTAGCTGAGCATGGACGTGCAATCCCTTACACTTCACTCGCACTCGACCTCAGTAACTTCGATCTTGAGAACGCTATCCAGATGAAACTTCGTGACCAGTTGTCACTCTCTATGGACATTAGTGCCGCTACTGCATTCAAGGCTGGTAAAGTAAAAGCCATCCCTACAGGCGTAGCTACTACTACTTTCGATGTCGATGGAACTCCATCAAGTGCTGCAGTCTCTAACCTCAACATGTATCATGTCGAGCAGATCAGAGACTATATGTTCGGTACTCTCAACATCGCTCCATTTGCAGGTGACGATTATGTAGCCATTATCTCTTATAAAGCTAAGAGAGGCCTCATGAATGATCCTAAGTGGGTTGACTGGAAGAAATACACAGATCCACAAGCCAAGTATAATGGCGAAGTTGGTCGTATTGAGAACACTCGTTTTGTCGAGCAGAACCACACTTCTGCACTATCTGCCACTAAAGGTACTGGATCTGTGCTCGGTGAAGGCGTCTTCTTCGGTGCTGACCCTGTGGTCATGGCTGTTGTACAGGACCCTGAACTTCGTGCCAAAGAGAGCGAAGACTATGGTCGCTCTAAAGGTGTAGCTTGGTACGGTATCTATGGATACGATCAAGTGTGGAAAGACAGTGCTAACGCTGGTGAAGCTCGCGTAGTTCACTTGACAAGTTCGTGATGAGATGGGGCCATCTGGCCCCTTCTTCAGTATGATTTCAACCTAAAACCTTAAGGAGAATTAAAATGGGATATACAGAAAGATACGGACACAGAGCATTCTTCTCAGCTGATGCTGCTGCTCCTGAAATAGTTATTGATATCGGTGCGGCAAGTGCCAATGCGGGAGAACTCTCTTGCGTGGTTCCTTGCGTAATTCATCAACTTCAGTTTCACGTAACTGATGAACTTGCAGGTGGTACTTCCGTAGCTCCTCAGGTCATCTTTACTAAGAGACCAACACCTAACTCTGCTACTAGTGAGGCAGTCATAGGTACACTTATCATTCCTGACGCTACGGCAGTCGGTAAGGTATTGTATCTTGAACTTACTGATCCTGTTCAGATGCAGGTTGGTGATGTAGTAGAGATCTCTCACGTCATTGGTACTGGTACACCTACTGGACAGGGGATTGCAGCAATGCAGTGTGCTCATTCACCAGAAGTTCCAGCTAACATGACTGATATGATTGCTACGGCATAAGGAGATAGGACATGGCTAATCTAGCTGCTGCTGATTTAACTTACACGTTACTTAGCGAAGAAATGACGGATTCCCATAAGGTCCGTCGCCGTTTCGCCATTACCACTGCTGCTGGTGAATATCCTACGGGAGGTCTTCCTTTAGATGCTGCTCGTATGGGTTATCCCGTAGTTCTTGAGTCTGTAATAATTCTTGAGAACGATGTGGCTGATCCACTCCTATCTTATACATGGGATAGAAGTGCCAATACTATTTTCGTGGTCGAGGATGATGGAACTACTGGGGTACCTGCACAACATGCAAATGCTACCTTTACTAGTCCCAATCAACTCATCATTGAAACTATTGGCTGGTAATTGAATCATTAAACCTAATGGCCCGATAAAGTTAGGAAACACAATGGAAGAGAATAGGATCAAGGGGGATTTCAATCCCCTTATTGTACATTACAGAGATGATAAGACTAAGAGAGTGGTGAAGACCAACTCTTTTAGATGTATTGCTCATAAGGGTGTACGATTTTATGAATGGCCTAAAGGTTCGGGGAACCTGTGGTGGGAGAATCAAGAACCAGCTGGAAGGCTGAGTGATAAAGGTGAACCTATCCAAGGTGCAGCACACGTTGAGTGGGCTCCACCACCTACACAGGATGAAGCAGTGGCTTCACAGTTTAAGGCTATGGAGATGGAGAATAAGAGACTCATGTTGGAGTTATCGGCCATCAAAAAAGAACAAGCTGTGGATGCAATACTAGAAAAAGATCAAACTGAGACTAGTAAACCTGCAGAGACCCGCGTAAAATCCAAGTAAACAGAATATCTGAGGGGGATTGATGTCTAACATACGCAGCACAGCTGATTACTTGGACTCAATCCTACTGTTGGCGGGTGAAACCACTAATGGGAATTCTGCCTATGAGGCAAGAGCCCTCTATTTCCTTAATCAAATGCACACTTCCATCATTGCTGGTGGGAGTGAGTTTAATGTTGAGGTGGATGAAATGTGGCCATGGGCCCTTAATCCAATCCCTCTCCACATAGAACTACAGCCTGCTTATGAGACTGGGACACTGAACCTGACTGAAGGAAGTACATCAGGCACATTCAGTCTAGCTCCATCCATCTCTCTCAAGGGATATCACTTTAGTGTGACTGGGGAATCTGAAGTCTACCGGATAGTCTCCCATACTGCCTCTCAGACTGGCTTTACCTTCGATAGTCCCTATGCACAATCCACCAATGCCACTGCATCCTATAGAGCCATCAAACTCGACTATGAACTAGTGACTGATGTGATGGAGATTAATGAGGATAATAATAAAATATCATTCACTGAAGCCACTGCAGGGACTGAACTCACAGCCACACTCACTGTAGGGGTATATACTCCGAGCGCACTAGCTACTGAAGTGAAAACTGCACTCGATGCAGCGGGCGCATCTACATATACGGTCACTTATAGTGCACTGACTCGCAAATTCACCCTCACATCAGACTTAAGCGGTGCGAACAATCTGTTCTCACTACTCGGGGCCTCAGGGAGCGAGGCCCTTGTTTATACATCGGCACTCCCGACACTGGGATTGGGACTCAAGGACCACACAGGTGCTGCGTCCTACTCTAGTGAGAGATCCCTCACATCCATCACTAAGTTGAGTGAGCCGATGAAACTCCACACAGGCTATGATGATTATAGTGATGTGGGTGGAGTGGATAAGTTGAGATTTGCCAAAGACTACCCCTTATCTACGACTACGATGGGGAATCCCACTCGGTTCTGTGTAATTGAAGAGCGTAGTGATGGATACATTAAGGTGAGATTTAATCGATATGTGGAGAGTGCTAGACGGGTGGAGGTCAATTATATCCCTACACCACTCAAGCTCTACGACAATACGAAGTCTCACCCTCTCATACCACTTAAGTATGCCCGTCTCCTCGATTATGGTGGAGCAGCCTACCTGATGGCTGAGAAGAACGACAATCGCGCATCGCAGTACTTCCAGCTCGCAGGCCAGCTCCTTCAAGCCATGATGCAGAATTCCCGTAAAACTAGTGAAAGAGTGGGAGAATATTTCGGTGAGATCATCGCCCGTCCAGACTTGATGCCATCGAAGAGACGTAGACTCCTTTATGGCGAACCGGAGGGCTGATGGCTTATGCAGGTGCAGTAGCAGTAATACCCGTAGGTGACTTGGGGCTGTTAACTGATAGAAGTCCTGGTCAACTACCACTCGGCGCACTCATTGAGGCGAAGAATGTGGTGATCAATCAAGGGACTGTCCAGAAAGCCCCTGGTTCGTACATATATAATAGTTCATATGTGCTTGATGGTGAAGTGGTTGGAGCTTGGGATTGGTTTCCCGATCCATTCACACAGAGATTCATCGCTATCACATCGGCGGGGAAGATCTATCGGGATATTGGAGACAGGACATTCACACTGGGTGTCCCCATCGTAAGTGGTCTCACTGGACTCAATCCTCGTTCACAGTTCGTAGAGGGTGGGAATGAGACTGCAGGGAGATCTAAGAAACTCTTCCTGTTCTCCGATGGGAATAATCAATTGAAGGTACTTAGTGGTGATGGACTCACATTTGCTGATATCACACTACCTGCAGCGGATTGGACAGTCGGGAATTATCCCCGAGTGGGAGTAACTCATAGGAATCGTCTGTGGGCCTTTCAAGATCAACGGGCCTATGCATCCACTACAGGAGACCATGAGGACTTTCAAGCGGCCAGTATTCTCACTCAGTCTATCTTCCCCGGTGAAGGCGGCGACATCATTGGTGCCTTCGTATTCAAGGGAAGACTCTTCACGTTCAAGGAGGGAGAGTTCGTCTATTATCTCGAAGACTCTGATGTGGATAGTGATAACTGGTTCTGGAGGAAGCTTGCATCTAATTTTGGTCTTAGTGCTCCTAATGCTATAGTCAATGCCCTCGATGATATGTTCGTGGGGAATGCTACGGGCACTATCACATCATACAAGGCAGCAGATACATTGGGTGAGATTGAGAGTGGGGATATATTTAGGATTGCTCAAATAGAGAGATACTTGAGACGCACCACTCATCCCATAGGACTAGAATATCAACACGCCATCTATGATGAAGAACTCAAACAGATGTATTTTACATATAGGTCCACATATAGGACCACCAATGACATGCTCGTGAATGTAGACCTTAATAAGGACTTCCCTCGGGTCACATATATGCAGAAGGGTACACCTACTTGTCTGGGCCTTCGTCGCAACACCAATAAGATCAATGAACCATTCTATGGGAGTGCCTCCGGTTACATCCATATAATGAACTATGAGGATAGACTTGAGGGTGCCACTGCATATGAAGGGGCATTCCAGACGGCATTTACTGACTTTAGGGATGCAGATCCGCGCTTCGCTAGTCAGCAGAAACTCTTCGATTTCCTGTGGGTAGAATTCGTACCTGAAGCCGATGTGGATCTCTCCATTGGAGTCTATATCGATGGGAAATTCATCGAGACAGTTACCACTAGACTGGAACTTGCCAATGAGGAACTGGGTGAGTTTGTGCTTGGCACTGAGAGACTCGGTCAATACACTACATTATCGAATCCGATCCCACTACATGGGATAGGTAGAAGGATTAGTTTTAGGGTCTACAATTCAGGCTCAAATCAGTCCTTCCAGATTGCCAGCTTGTCGGTTGGTTTTAGACCCGCCCATGAGGGCGTTACATTGTTCTAGGGGGAATACCATGGGTGCTACGTTTAATAGACTTAAGACTTGGATTAGTGAAACACTCACGGCGAGTGATCTCAATGCGGAATTCAATAACATATTGGATAATTTCACACCCACTGGAATGGATGATTATAGTGCGAATAATACTGAGATGCAGACGCAGGTTGATCCAGGTGGAGTGGGGACTGAGAGCCGTGCGACTAATCTTGCGGGTGAAGTAGCTAGACTTAGGCACCAGATGGCCGAACTCAAGGGTACTACGTATTGGTACAGTGACACTCCTGTGAGTCTTCAGGAATTGAATAACCTATTCTCAGGCACCGAACTCAATGCCAATAGGATAGTCAGTGGTCCCACTACGGGAAACAGTACTCAATCATTGATGCTGGACCCTGAGGGTAGTGCTGGGGATAATATCACCATAAGGGGTGCCACTACTGATATCGTGTACTATATCGACGGAACCCAGTACACACTCGATGCTGATGTCAGTATCACAGTACAGACTCCTCCTCCCACTACTAACAATACATGTTTGATCGATGATGCAACAGCTGCCGATGGACTAGCTACTAAGTGGGCTGGTGAATATGACACTACAATCCCTATCGATACTATTGGATCAGCTATCAGTTCACGTGATGGTCAGACCCATACGTTCAAACTCTCCAATGGATCAGCCACTGAATATTTCATGGCGACTATTGATAATAGTAATAGTGTATTGAAGTATGCTAGACGGGGGTGGTTCTATAGTGACACTGGTGCTCGCATTCCACGTATCACCTATGCCAATAATGACACAATCACACTCATGAATACTAACTGGCTATTCCTCGATGATACGGGTGCACTGGTTAACACTTATACTATGCCTGTGATTTCTGCCACTCAACCTTCAGCACCTGCTAATGGTGATTATTGGTTTGATCTAGCTAATTCATTATGGAAACGATGGGATGGCGCACAGTATGTAACTGTAAATGTGGTCTTTGTCGGTGTCAGTGTGATTGATGAGAACAGTGATTGTGTGGCGGCGAGATCGGTGGATTATTCTAGTGCTGCCGATAATACCAACACAGTACAATTAGATGTAGTCACTAATACGACTGTGACATCTAAGCCCTATGGGAAGATCAATGTATATGGGTCAGTTATTGATTATCAGTTCAATACGGTGACTTGGGATATAACTACAGATCTTGATTCGGGTGTCACAGAAGCGGCCAGTACAATCTATTATCTTTATATCAAGGAAGATGGTGATTCCGTTATTAGTGACGTGAAGCCGATGGAATCTTCATTGGAGCGACAAGCGTACTATCATCCGCATGAAACATGGAGATGTGTAGGTGAGATCACTAACAATGGATCTTCTAATTTGGATTCTACTACTATGTTACAGTATGGGAGTGTACCTACCACTTTCATAGGGGATAGTGCGGTTACGACAGCTAAAATCGCAGATGGAAATGTTACACAAGTAAAACGAGTAGCATTAGGGCAACAGATTAGTGCCAGTAGTGGTACTTATTCCACAGGTGTGACAGGTGCCACTGATGTTACTAATTTAAGTGTTACGATAACTACAACAGGTCGTCCTGTGTACTTAACATTGCAGAATATTGGAACAGGTAATTCTGGTTATATTGCAGCACAAGATACTTCTGGTAGTGTTAATGCTACAGTTTTATTTCTATTTATTCGTGGTTCGACCGAAATCTCTCGTCAATCTATGCTATTAGGCCTTAATATTACTTCAGGTGGTACTGACTTAATCGCATGTCCTGCGAGTAGTTTGTCACATATTGATACTCCTGTAGCTGGTACCTATACATATAAAGTACAGATAGTGGTTAGTGGAACAGGTGCTACTGGTTATGTATATTATTCCCAACTTGTGGCCTTTGAATTGTAAGGAATTATATGTGGGCTGCATATATACATGAAACCAAGGGTGAGCAGGTCATAGAATATCCCTTTGGATTCATTACATACAGAGCTTATCCAGATCTAGGGACTATCCATGTAGGTGAAGTCTATGTGGTACCGGAAGAAAGGAAGCATGGATATGCCTCCAAATTGATGGATCAAGTAGGTGAGATTGGGAAATCCTGTGGATGTACCATGATCACCACATTTGTGTGTGTCAATAATCAGATGAAAGAGACTAGTCTATTGGCTAGTTTGAAATATGGAATGAGAATAGTAAGTATGGATGAGCTTAAAATTACATTAGCTAGGGAGTTGTAGGATGGGTGGAGTAGTTGGAAATATAGTTGGGGAGTTAACGGGATCAAATAAAGCTGCCAATGCAGCAGGTAAAGCCGCACAAGCACGGGAAGCTGCTCTCCGAGTAGCTACTGGTTATGCTCGTGAAGGACTTACCAGTGCAGAAACTACAGGTACTAGATCTCTTAAAGATGCCCAATCTCCACAAGAACTTCGAGCACTCACAGCGGCACTTAGACAGCAGGAGACGGGACTCAATCGACAAGCCGAACTATTCGCAAGTCTAGATCCAGCCATACTGGAGGCCTCACAACAGGCCCTTAAGCTCCTTAGGGGTGAAGATGCGAGTGCATTGGCACCCATCAAGAATCAGCGTGCCCAACAAAGACAGGCCCTACTGGATAGACTGAGAGAACAACTAGGCCCAGGAGCGGAGACATCCACAGCAGGTATTCAGGCTCTCAATCAGTTCGATCAAGAGACCACTAATGTGATGTCGGGTGCTCAACAGCAGGGACTCTCCCAGTTGTTTGGAATAGCGCAGGGTGGCGCAGTCAATAGGGGTGCATTGGGTGAAGGTGCGATGGCCCTCGGAAATATCGGTGGGATGTTTGGTCAACGTGCAGGTAGAATGTCCAATGCCCGGATTAATGCTGAAGGACTCAAACAGGGTGCATTCTCCAATCTCATCAATGCCCAAACAGGTGCAGCTGCTAGTGCTGGATCACAATTTGTGAGTGATCAATTGAAGGGTCAGGCTCAGATGTCCTTCATGGATAAAGCTATAGGTGCAGGGGCAGCATATCTCACAGGTGGAATGGGTGGAGGAGGAGCTGCCAATTCTGCAGGAGGCTCATTCCTCGATACGAGTAATATCGCGTGAAATCCATTCCCTCAGCCCTCATAGATGAATTTCTCTCATCCCTCACAGGATACATGTCGAAAGACATAGAGGATGGATTGGGAGTTCTCACCCAAGAACTCATCCATAGCCGTATAGGTGCACAGTTCATCCATCAAGATAGAGACGATGAAGATATGTGGGTGGCGTATGAGATGATGATACCTGCGATGTTGACTGCACTGGGGAGACTCCACCAGAGGGTGAATATGTTAGAGAAACTAGTTGAACCGAAATCTAGGAGTGGTCATGCGTGCTAAAGGTGGGAATGCCACATTAGGGGAATTGATGGGTAGTAACCAGTCATCTATGTCCCTCAAGGAACTTGATAAGATATTGGGTGAGAAGACTCCCGAGTTACCACGTAATGCAGTGGGTCGTTTCCGCTTAATCAAGTCCCTCCAACAGAGATTCGGTAATGGTTACAGGAATCTCCCCGGAGTCTCCAATATCATCAAGGAGTTCGATGAGGATGTGAGATTTAGTGAGATTATTGATACAATGAAATCTATTAAAGTTAAGGGGGAATAAGTGGCATCATTATCACAATTAATGTTTCAGGAGGCTAGTCGAACTATTAGTGAGACTGGTGGTGGTATTGGTGATCCCGCGAAGGCACTCGCGATGGGTGCAGAGATTGCACAGAGACGTGAAGCGATGGAACAACAAAGGGCTCAGATTGAGCAGGCCAAACTGGGTGCTAAAGGTAAAGCCGTTGAAGGTGTACTTAAAGTCATAGGGACTGCACAGAAGTTCAAGAGTGAAGCTGATCAGAGACGATTCATCAAAGGTGCACTGCCTGGTGCCATTCAAGCATATGGTGTGGATGATGTGTTTACTCCGGAGATGCAGGATATGCTGATTAATTCCGGTGATGCTCGTAAAGCAGTGAGTATCATTGAATCACAGGTCAAGCAGGGGAATATGAGTCTTCAAGAAGGACTCGGTATGCTCACTATGAGTGGACTCGGTGATGCGGTGGAGATGGCAAGTCTTCAGGAAGCCGAGAAATTTGCACTCAGTGAGAGAGGTAAGACCTCACGTACAGAGATGCTGTCTAGAGCACAGGATATACGTCAACAGACCCAAATTGGAGCCCAACAGCAGGCCGCACAGACTGCGTTCCAACAGACAGGTGCTAAGAAAGTGGCCCAGACTGCAGCGACTGACTTCACACTCTATCAGAAAGAAAAAGCAGGACTCGGGCTTAATCTTAAGAATCTCGAAGCTGCGGCGAAGAGACTTGAGAATATGGAAGTTACTACGGGTGATATCACTACGAAGATCCCAGGACTCTCCAGTGCAGCAGTACAATCCATCATTAATCAGGAAAGTAGGAATGTGGAGAATGATGCGCGGGCAGCTATTATGCCCCTTCTTCGTGCCACACTTGGTTCAGCATTCACTGAAGGTGAAGGTGAGAGAATCTTCGCTACAGTCTTTGATCCCAAGGCACCATCGATGGAGAATGCGAGAAGGATTAAGAATAAGATTGAGGAACTCAGAGAGACTATCAAGAATAAAGAAGGACTCTTCATCGAACAGGGATTCATGTCACCTAGTGAAGCTAAAGGGACTAGTGAACCTAAGAGAAAGAGTGAGAATCCTGCCACGTCTGGTGAGACTTTCATCGATGATAATCAGGTAAATGTATTGAGACCCGTATATAAACAACTCATAGCAGGTGGTAAGTCTCCTGAAGAGATTTTCACTATGCTCAAGTCATCTTCAGCATTCCAAGGTGCCACTGATGCACAGCTGAATGCAGTACTTAAGAAATTTCAGATCGAGGGCAAGTAATGGCTATGGAATCGGCATTCACACAGCAACCTAGTGCACTGGCTAATCCTGTTCCTAATGCTACAGCACAGCCAGATAATCTATTCGATCAGGCACTGGCTAGTGCACCATCAGGTCAACCGATACCAGCTCAGGTGGCTAGAGAGGCAGAACAGAATATTGGTCAAGTGGAACCTATGGGGAATCCCTTTGATCAGGCCTTAGGTGCAGGTGAAGTGCCTATGGAGGACCCGAATCAACCTGATATGTCTCAGGATGGATTCCTCCAATCCAATCTAACACCAAGTGGACTTGCACAGCAATTCTCTAATGCTGAAGCACGCATCAAGGCCTCATTCGGTAGAACTCCCAAAGAACAAGAAGGCATCCTTAAGGGTGTACTGGGGGATAAGAATGTACAGAAGAGAGGGGATACTTTCTTCATCAAACCTAAGGGTAAGAATAAGTTCGTGAGACTTGAGTCTGACTCATTTGAGATCTTTGGAGATCTAGCACTGGATTCCTTCAGGGATATCATGAGTGGTATGTTTGGAACTGCGGCAGTAGCTGCTAAGGGGCCCACAGCAGTTGAGCCTATCACTACTGCAGCGGCATTCGCTGGTGGAGTAGCTATAGGTGAGACTATTGCAGATACACTAGTAGAGAGTGCATTTGGAGTTCCTCGTGATCCCTCACGTGGAGGCACTGTGGGTGCCGATGCTGGTGTGGGTGAGAAGATCGGTGCGGGGCTTGAACGTACTGGTGGAAGTCTCATGACTGGTGCTACTGCGGCCATGTTCAATGCAGCAGGGAATAAGATTGCACAATCCGTGAGTGCTCGGCGTGAGGCCATGAAGGGTCTAAAGACCCTCAAGGATACTCCTGTGGGTGAGACCCTCAAGGCCAATGTGGATCAAGTGATTCAGACTATGGATGATCTCGGTGCGATGAATAAGACTGTGAATCTACCTGGTAGTAATATGCCTGTACTGGCACATCAACTAGCCCCTCATACGGATGCTACACAAGTGGCTAAGTCACTGGCTAAGAATCCGTCATTCCAGAAGGCCCAGAATATCGCTGTGAAGAATATGGATGATACTGTGGTGGGGATGTTGGAGGAAGCAGGGGAATTGGCACCGAAGTCTCTTCGTACTGTACTCACTAAGGGTGAGACTGTGCCTAGAGGTGGTCTCCAGCAGGATGTCACACGATTGTTCAAGGATGTGAGACAGGCTGAGGGGAAGATTATAGATCAATTTAGAATGAAGGCTGGGAGTGAGGCGGGGAAGATGCCCGTGGATACGCCTAGAACAATGGAAGCATTGGATAATATATTTGACCAATTAAATATAAAACTTACACCTAGTGGAACATTAAAATTTCCTAATAATGATGATTTAGCACAGATATTAGGTACAGATTCGGGTGCTGTAATCAATGGTATTAAAAAAGATTTTAATATGCTATTTCGTAGACTTAAACGTAATGCCATGCAAACAGCTAAAGATGGTGGAGATGCAGTGGGATTCACACTCGATGATATCATAGCTCAGTCAAAGATCATGGGTGGAAAGTATGAAGGAGCTGCCAAGTTCGGTGGTAAATATAAGGCCTTCATGGGGAAGCTTGCGAGTTCCTTGCGAGCTGATACTAGAGAGGCGATGCCTGACTTCTTATCACCTGAGGATGCCCAGGCCTATGTCGGATCTATAGCTAAGTTCCAGAAGGCCGCAGAAGGCCAAGCGGCACTCAAGAACATTCTCAAACAGAGTGATATGGCCACCAATACTTTCGTCAAGGGTGTGATTAATAAGGGTAAGGGAGGATTGGCTCAGTTCAAGGCCGCGAAAGAGTTCCTCGTGGATGAAGATCCCGCACTCTGGGATAAGATGCGGGCGGAGTTCTTCGAAGAATTGGTACTGAAGCATCGGAAGACTGATGCGCAGTCCCTCACCACATTCAATATGGGTGCATTGAGAAAGGAACTCGCTGGATATGGTCCGGAGATGCTTCAGGAACTTATGCCCAATAAGAGTGTGAAGCCTGGACAAGTCTTTCGTGCACTTGATCTGAGTGAACAGGTCGAACGTACCCTAATCAAAGGTACAGATGATGAAGTGGAGAAGATTGCTAAGAGTTTATTCCAGGCATCGTCTTCATTCCTCAGTGCCAAGCTCAACTCAGCCTATGCACTCTTCAAGTTCGGTACAGCGGATAATCGGATGCTCAAGTTGATGAACCGAAAGGGTGTAGATGCATTCTTAGAGAAAGTGCCAGCGAGTGAGAGAGGGGTACTTAAGCAAGTCCTTGAGTCTCATATAGCGATGGCTACCAAGAAGGGGATCATCAAGACTATTCAGACTAGTAGGGATGTGGTGAGACCCGGCATCGAGGTAGGACTCGGTGAATCCTTCGCACCTTCCATACCCACCAATAGGACTCCTCAGTGAAGTTCATCGAGATAGAGGGTGATGAAGAGTGTGAGATTGAGACTCGATTCCACACACTCTCAGCAGATCTCCAAATCATCTTCACCAATCTCTATTATGATCTAGCTAAACATGGGAAGATCTTAGAGGTAGTGGATGTAGCACCCACCAGTCTAGACATAGTTATCAGGATTTCTGGTTAATCGAATCGAATCCTTATCAGGTGTATATACTAGTATGGGATTTATCCCTACCATTAAATGTCCAATAGTCTTAGCTACCATTTCAACATTATGACCTTCGGCCAGTGCTAATTGACTCAATGTCTGTATCTTGAGAGTCCTATTGGGGGCCCTTATGAGATGCTTAAATATCACATTATTGATTCCCACTTGAGTATTGACCTTATTCGCTTGGCCTTCTCGGAGCATGCCCGGAATCTTACTCTCAATAATATCCATCATCTTGAGTGCTGCCTCCCAGTGGGAGAGGGTGATGACTCGGTCACTCCTCTCCGCTGCACTCAGTATCATCGGGAGTTTCCTCATAGCTGTAGACTTACGTATCATGAGTGCTCCAAGTTTCTCATTCTCTGTCTGCTGAATTTGCATATCGTGGGTGTCGAACCACTCTTGCCATCGGGTCTTCACTTGATCTTCAGCGGTGAATGGACCCACCATCCTATGGATCTCATAGAGATCACTGGTGAGATTGAGGAGTTTGGTTTCCTCCACATTGGTTTCTTGCTCACCTCCCCATACGGAGCGTCTCTGGACTATGTCATTGTGAACTACGTAGGTGATTCGAGAGGCGAATCCTCCCATGATTCCTTCGGTAGTGAGGAGTTTATTGAGATAGTCGAAGGTGCACCCAGCCAATAGATTGAGACATGGATTCTCCACCATCACAGTACCTCTATAGACGGTGGACTTAGATATAGTATCTCCATCATAGAGTGCCGTGATGGTCTGGGCGAATCCCCCATAGGGATCATTGAAGCAGGTCGATGCTTCACTGGCATAGAAGAGTGCGCTGGTGTGGGGGTATTGAGTGTTATTGTATTGGAAGTACTCCTTCTCCTTGAGGAGATCGAACAGGACTGGTTCAGTCACCTTATTGGGGAGTATCCTAATGGCTGTCCCGTAGGATTCATTCATCCGATAGAGGAGAGACTGGACTGGCCGCATGGCCGAGGACTTCCCTATACCTGGCTTAGAGACTAGGAAGATATACATATTGGGATAGAACTTGTCTTTACCCCACGGTATCCACACCTTTCGCTCCAGCACTGATGCTATGAGGGAGATAGAACTCCACAGATAGAATTGATTGGGGACGAACCCGTCCTGCATAGTGTCGGTGAAGGCCTTGATAAAATTTCCACATAGTCTGGTATCCCCCATGTGATGTCTCCTCTAGATGATGTCATGCTGTATAGGGTCTCATGGCTGCAAGATTGGTGTCTGATATTTCCACATCAGTGGGGATCACTAGATCTCCAATGGGGAAACATATCTTAGGATGCCAGAGTGATGTGTCTCTGGCTATACGGGTGATCTCTCCCACATGGTGTGGAAGTGCAGACAGGACTATTGAGTCGTGGACCTGAAGGTGTAAATTGAAGTTGATAAATCCCCTATTTCGTGCGTCAAGCAGATAGAGCATGAGATAGTTGGTGATCATGGGGATGGTGGATTGGGGCTCGAAGGCGTAGGCCTCTCTGAAGGTATTCTCATCGTGACGACCATAGAAGTAGCGGCGAAATCCTAAGGGATTCTCAAGATATCCCCTTGATCGGATGAGACCCTGAATCTCACTGTGCCACTTACGGATGCCGGGGAAGAGTCGATGATAGGTCTCTAGAACATTCTCGGCCTCTGCTTGAGAGATCACTAGATTGTCCTTGAGGCATGCCTCCTGAAAGGTGGTCGCTTGCATGGCGTAGTTGGCACCATGGCCGGACTTCTTCCCCACCTGTCTCTTCGATGGGTCTCCTGAGTTTTTCTCCTCGATGATCTGCGAGATAGGGACTCGATAGATCTCGGCAGCTACATAGGAATGGATGTCCTGAGTGGGGTCCTCTAGCATCTCTATGAGAGTGTGGTCCTTACATCGATAGGCCACATATCTACTCTCGGCCTGTTTGAGATCCACCTGGAGAAATACATGTTTGGGTGGAGGAATGAAGAACTTCTTGGCCTTCTTAGGGATAGTCTGGGCATTGAAGCCGAGGTCCCACGAGTCTGATCCTGAGGAGAACCGGAGAGTCTCCGTTCCACTCCCCCTAATACTATAGTGGACCTGACCATTCGTATGGTAATCGAAGTCTATATAAGACGAATAAAACTTATTTAATTTGGCTAGTGACAGTAGGTGAGCTATATCGGTGTCACCTGGATATTTGAGTCTCATCTTCTTAAGACTGAGTTCATCCACGGATTCCTTATATGCACCCTTGGAGTCTCTCTTCTTGGGGATCTTATATCCCTTCGACTTGAAGAGTTCGATCTTCTGCTTGGATGATCTGTGATTGATGGGTTGAGAGAGGGACTGGGATATGAGGGAGATCTCATCGAGGGTCTCTTGCTCCACTCGGGCCTTAGTGGACTGATCCACTGTCAGCCCCGTACAGCACATCTCTATGATTGGGTCTGCGAGTTTCATCAGGTATCCATCGAAGAATTCGAGGAGTCCACGGGATGTCAGGTCCTTCCGCTGGTTCATGGCGGCCTCATATGTATTGGATGTATCTTTGCAGTTGTAGATCATGTGGTCGATCCAATTATCTATCTTACTCCAGTCCTTCCCATCCTCCTTCCAATACACTTCATTGGTGTAGAGTCTCCCTACTACATCGAGACCCTGTTTGAATTCAGGATAGAGAAGTTTCTGGGCCCACATAGTGTCGTGCCATACATTAGTGAGATTGATTCCGTAGCGGGAGAAATATGTGGCTTCATAGATGTTGTTCTGGAGGATCTTCTTGATGTCTGGGTCTTCGAGATACTTGGCCATGTGGAGCCAGAATTGGAATTCCACCCTAGGCTCGTATCTTCCGGGTTCTATTCTCACTGCGATGGCATCGGTGGGAGACCATGCTAGGCCCATCGTATTGATGGTGCCCAGACTAGTCTCTATGTCTACCGATAGAATGGATTGACCATCTAGATAGTGTGAGACTTCCAACTGGGAGGGCTCAGTGATGAGAGTGTAATTGGTGGTCTTACGTTTCCATGGGCCTTCATAGAGGGAGGATTGAATCTTGTGGAAGGCCTGATGGAAGAACATCCTATATTCATATTGTTTATTGAGGCGAGGGATGTCGAAGGTGGGGATGATCTTTCGGCACTTGAATTGGAGTAGACTATCGAGAGGACTAAGATGCCACTTGTCGATCCCACTCTTGCCAGTCATGTACTTGAGGGCCTGTTCTCCCATAGTGAGAATGAGAGTGAAATCCTGTGAGTTGAGTTCCTCGGTAATGCGCGGATGTATGTGAGTGAAGTGGACTGTAGATGGATCGATGCCAATCTTAGCTAGACTAGTGTCTAACAGGTATCTCTCATAGTCTCCAAATGATGCCCCATTGGATTGGGCAGAAATGGAGAGGGTGGGTCCATTTAGAATGCAAATTCTCGGTGCTGTGGTACCCATTTACCCCCCTCCATAAGATAAAGATTAAATTAAACTCAATATGAACTAGTTGATAGCTCTTACAGCTTTCACTTCAGTGTATCCCTTGGCATTCTTATCCACGACAATGCGGATTTCCTTACCATACAGAGACTCAGTGTCGAACTGCTCAGTCATCTTCGCACCATTAGTAGCGGCACTGTAAAGACGCTGAAGTAGGAAGGCAGCTTTACCTTTGATAGGGGTAGAGTACCAGATCTTACGACCATTATTCTTGGGCTCAACTTCATTGAATGTGTCGAGTGTCCAGTTGATGTAGTCATCACCTGATTTATACTGCTTCATCTCTGCAGCTGTGATTCTCACCATGTATTCACCTGGTAGTACTTCGTCACTGATTTCGCTGAAGTCCGGTTTAATTAATGCCATATATTCTCCTTCTCGTTATGTCCCTATGGGACTGGTTAACTTATATATTGTTTCAATGCTTCATAACCTTTGGTGATATCAAAGGGATTGGGAAGACCCGGTATCTGGGATCTGCACTTGTACTTGTAGTCTGATTGTGTTTGGGCTAGACGCTGATTCTTGTCTGTATAGATTCTCCAAACTTCCTTGAAGTAGATCGAAAGTTGATTGGAGAATGCACCATCCATTAGTGGACCGCGAATGAGTTCACCTGTCAATTCATCTTTCTGGGTGTCCATGTGAGCTGTGAATATTATGTTACAGTCGAGGGATAGGAGACCTGGAATGAGCTTGGAGAATTCTCTCTTAAGTACTCCATAATCGGCAAGACAAGGTTGAAGACCCTGTTTGGAACTGGTTCTCTTCACACCCGGATTAGTGAGAATAATGTGATTGAGGACTGCGCGAGAGAATGTGGTGACTGAGTCTATGACTATGGTCTTGTAGGCTAGTTTACCACTTGTCTGCTGTGGGATGAGTTCCGTATCGATGAGCTTATTGAGTTCTGCGATGGGATCGGTGACTAGATTGGCCGAGTAGGCTCGTACATCTATATCATCCAATCTTTGCGTGTCCTTACGATAGAAGAGTGCTGCACTATCTGCCTTCCCATCGAAGTCTAGGAGTAGGAGTGGAGTGGGAAATGAACAAGAGAATACTGTCTTTCCATCACCCGGATCACCTATCAATAATAATTTAGCGTTACCTTCAGTCTTGATTTCCGAGAGTTTCATAGAGGTCCTTATGTGAGGGTGGATGTAAAGTCAGCTTGGATAATATTGGTTTTTATATTTTCGGGAGATTCACATACCTTCAGGTAAGTGCATTGACCATAATTCCCACATGCATCCACAGGTCCATGAGGAAAGTATTCCGTATCGAGCCAATGGAGATACTGTGTAACATAATAGTGGGTGGTGAGGATAAGATCCTCTAGATCTTCTTGTGATCTCTTGGTGATAATGTGGAGGAAATTGGGTCCTGCTCCACGAGATGTCTTAGGTCTAGGTTTCACTTCGAAACAATTAATCATGAAGTTATCGATGGGGAGTCCTAGGGATCTCTGTGCAAGCAGTATATATGCACTGTATTGGTGATTAGGCTTGGTTCGATTGTAGAACTTCGCTCCGACTTGAGAGGCAGTCTTATGGTCACATACCACCAGTTGATCATTGGCCATGTTCTTGAGGATACAATCGACTGTACCGAAGAGGACTATCTTGAGAGTGGCTGAGTCCCAGATGGTGTGCTCGATGAGATTCTCAATCATGGGTATGCCATTGTGTACATACACCTCATAGGGGTCATTCCGGCGAGACTCGAAGTACTCTCCCAATAGCCATCCCCCATTCACAATCGATCTCTTGTCATCGATTGGTAAATCGGCCAAGGACGCAGCACTCTCAATGAACCCCCTAGTGGCCCGATAAATAATACTGGAGGACTCACAGTCGAGACGCTGGCCTTGGCACATAAGCATGATGTTGTTTTTGAAGTTTGGTGGAAGAGTGCGCTCCTCACGAGGAGCTGCATAGTAGATTTCTAGGGCCTTATGAATTCCTGTACCGAAGTCAAGTGCGGTGGACTTGGTGAGGGGAACGAGACCGCGAGTCAAGGCATAGTAGGATTTCTTCGGGCAGGTCTGGAGAAGGGTCAAGGAGGACGGGTTGATATGAACCACTCTCTTTGGGCCTTCCCAAGCTACACTTAACATACGTTTGGATTCTGACCTAGGATTTAGGTCCAGTTGATTATCGATCATGGTTACTTGCATCCCCTAATTGGTTACCGAGAGAACCTAGGCTAGGTAAAACTTACTATCCGGTCAACACTTTACTATAATGAAGGGCGTTAGTGTCTTAGCGTCAGGGGAGTTCAAGTGAGCTATAATTCGCAAACTTATCTTAAGTATATTTATACGGCAATTACCGCTAATGCGGCGTACGAACAGTTGAGTGAAACCAATAAATATGTCTATGCGCTGGTGATTGGGGTTAATGCGGATTCTGCTTCGGCTACGACTGGGAATTGGGTCGGTACGAGTTCAGCGGTGACCACCACCAATAAAGATGGAGTGAAGATCACGGCAGATAAACCGTTTAGTGTTGGTGCTTATTCAGTGGGCAACATGATGATCCCGGTCAATCTCAAGGACTACTTCGTGGCCACCACATCGGGCGATGAAATTTATGTGGCATATCTGGAAGAGACACAGCAGACTTAAGGGACACAATTAATCATTCACAAGGAGGATAGAATGGAAGTTGGATTGTATGAGAATGGGGAAGTAGAAGTAACATTGGTTAATGGGAATATCGTACTCACTTATGGTGGTAAAGGTATGACTGGGAATATCACCCTCAATGGTGACTATTTCATGGATAAAGTGAAAGAAGTTATTCCCGGCGGGATTGACGATACTATCATCGATATTCTTAAAGCGGCACTGAAGGCCTAGTGAATTCAGTTCAGGCATTCTTAGTAGGTCTGGTGACTGCAATCATCAGGCCTATTATTCAAAATGAGATTAATCAGTTGAAAGATTGGATGGAAGATTCGGTGATGCAGAATCGAAGATTCAAAGAGTTCGATGTAGAGGCAGAGAGTCTGATTAAACAGGCCAGTGAGGCCACTACAGTTGAGGAAGTCAATGCACTATTGTTTCGCCTTAATACTGCTCGCGCTAAGTTGCGCACTCGTTAATTGTGTTGCACTTCCTGTAGCACCACAGACACCTATATGTGTATTTGATAATTATAGTAAGGGTGTGGGAGAGAAGTCTCCGCGATTCCGCTGCGAGACCATTCATAATGTAAAGTTTGAGATACCGTGGAACTCACCGAGTGCTAAGAATATGGTGGCCACTCCATTCGATGACTATGTGAAGTTAAACGCATATTATAAGAAACTCTTCGATGTGCTGGAGAGCGAACTGGATAAAAGGATAGGTAAGTGATGTGGGATTTTATATTGAAATTTCTTAAGGATCTCTTTGGGGACACTCAGGTGATGGAGAAGAAAGTGGAGGAGAGTATGGTGAGTAGTGGTGAGGTGTATGAAGAGAGTGAACCCATTCTGACCCGTAATGAAAGACTCCTCATGTTCGCTAGTGGTGAGATTGGGGTGAAGGAAGTACAGGGAGAGGGGAATAATGCGCAAGTTAAAAAATACCATGCTTATGCTCGACTGGATAATGACCTTAGCAAGGCTCTCCCTGATAGTGTTCCCTGGTGTGCTAGTTTTATCTGTTATTGTTTGGAAATGGTTGGCATGGGAAGTACTAACTCCATGATGGCTAAGTCATACCTTAAATGGGGTGTGAGTACGAAGATGAAGCCACTGCCGGGTGATATTGTGGTTTATTGGAGAGGATCTAAGACTGCCAGTACTGGGCACGTGGGAGTGTTCTTAGGTATCAAGAGTGGGATGGTCTATACACTCGGTGGGAATCAGAGTGATATGGTGAATATATCTAGATATGGAGTGGATAAGGTCTTGGACTTTCGCAGATCCTCTAAGATGGGCCCAATCGATGAAGTACTAGAAGATAAACTGTGGGATATGAGTGATCGACTACTCGCTGGTGAGAAGATCTATGAACCAGGATCAGTGGTCTAATGGCAACAGGTGAACCATTCTTTCATGTAACGGGTGAACAACTCAATGCGAGAGTATCGCAAGGTGACGGGGAAGTCCCTGTGGTAGCAGGTGCTGCGGCACTCACTGCTAATCTTACCAGTATCAATGGAGCTACAGCGATTCAGTTGGGGAATGCTGGAGCCTATGGATATGGTCAGGTGTTCTATGAGGGATGGGATAATGCTCCTACGAGCATCACTAATAGTATTGTTCATCGGGTGAAGTTTAATACTTATCCCGCTGCCACTACACAGGGACTATTCTCTAGTGGTGGACCCTTTCGACTCTTCATCAATCAGTTCCAGTTGAGTATCAATGGGGCTAGTCAGATGACAATGAATGCGACCAATGCCACAGGGCAGGTGTGCCTCACATCTAATATTTATACTTGGGCCCCTACTGTGAATGTCTGGTACGACCTGTGCGTCACTTGGGATGGAACCACCACTGCAAGTGCAGTGAAGTTCTATATCGATGCGGTCAATGTGGCGAACTTTACAGCCACGAGAGTTCTCCCTAATCCTATCCCATTCAGGGCATTCCTATGTCTAGGGGGTGGTGAGAACATCAATAACTCTGATCATTGGTGCGATGAATTTGCATGGTACGATAGTGTGATCGATCCCGCGAGTGTCACCTTTAGGGATGGAACCACTGGTTCTCTCAATGGAGCATCCCGAACCAAGTATCTCTTCTCTACCGCATCGACTGGACCTGCGACCAGTAGTGGTGGAAGTGGTGGGGTAACCTTAGGATCTCGCCTCGGCTTCGGTGGTTAGATCTTGAACACTATGAAGTGTGATGGGTAAACTATGGATATGACCGAGAATTCAATACTCTATGATCTAATCAAAGAACAGACTAAGGCCCTTGAAATGATCAAGGAAGATATACATGAGATTAGGATGGATATGGAGAAGACCCGATCACTCCTTCCGGTCTCCGTCCTTGATCCCCAATCCATACAGAAGGAGAGACTCAAGGCCAGTGTGACTGGTGGTGGACTCGGTGCCGCCGCTGTGACGGTACTGACTGGTCTGTGGGAATATTTCAAACTCAAGTCCGGGTCATAACCCTATATCTTAAATTCATAATGATCAGTGAGGAATGTGGCGATGGAGTCCACTATGACTTCTTCGAGTTCCACACTGAGGGATTGACGTGCACCAGTTCTACACATCACTGCATGGAAGCATTCGTGGAGGAAGGTCTGTTGGAGATCGGTGCCACGTAGAGACTTATCCAGTAAGATGAGACTCTTCTGAGGGACACATAATCCATGCGCACCATTCTTCTCCAACTCATCCATTGATACTTGATAGTCTTGACCTAGGATATTGATGGTGAAGGACTTCATACGATGCGTCCCACCCATCGACCACGTTTATTGAGAATCATGGGGATGAGGAGAGGTTGACCATCGATGATGATACCTGTGCCGATGATGGGTCTCTTGAGATTGCAGTTATTGTAGGCGAAGGCTAGTGACTTAGGATCCACCAGACATCCAGTCTGCATACCCCAGAATAATCCAAGACTATTCCCCCAGTAGTGGATGTTGAATTTCTCATGATAATGACCCTGTGCAGCATTCATTCCCATTGACTGAGAGAGTTTATACACATCGGCACTCTTACCGTGATGGAGATAGAGAGATTGGGTGGAACTGATGGAGAGTGTGAGATCCATGTGCCATGTCCATGTTTCAGGGACTTCATAGATCTCATGATAGGGGCGAATGTATGCGCGGGGAATTCCATTGGTTAGGGCCTTACGAAGATGGAGTGAGCCGTGATTGGATTCTACGAGACGAAGCTTGGGAATGAGCTTGGAGAGGGATTGAAGGAAGTCTGAGGCATAGTCGAGTTCTGTACCTGCACTATGTAGGTCGGGATTACTATCATGGTAGGAAATCGCGTGGGCATCGGCTTCATCCCCCATACATATCCATTGAGATGGGGCATAGATGGACTGGATACGGGTGAGAAATTCTAGTGCATCGGGATGTTGGTAGGGCGCATGAAGATCTGATATCAGTCCTATGGTCATGCTCACATTATGGGCTAATGGTCGGGGAGATCATACTGGGCATAGGTATAGATATGTAGGTCTCTACGGCTCGCTTCGGGCCTTCGGCCCTGGCTCGCCGATGGCTCACGGCAAAGACACAACCCGTCAGAGATTGTTAGCGCAAAGACAAAAAGCGCCTACGGCGCGACGCCGAAGAAAAAGTGTAGTGAGCACGCGCGGCCCAGGGGCCAGCGCGTGAGGCAAGGGGTGTGCGGAGATTAGGCATCGAGTGCCCCACTCTATGTGAGTAGGGATCGGATGATAGAACGGCGTAGGGGCCAGTCTAGATCGAGAGACATGATGCCCATGACTGAGAGTTCCTCGGGTGTCGGTGCAAGGGGAGTGAGAATCGATGGGGGGAATGTGGTCTGATGGGGCATGTCCGTGGGTGCTTCGCTGACTGTGGCTCGCTTAGGCTTAGTGTTGACCCTACTGTATCTCTTAGTCCTGCGCCCTACCCTATTGTCGATGGCGAACCTACTGACTGTGGACTGGGTCCATGGATATCCATAGGGTGTCAAGTATCCCAGTGCATTCAGGTCCTTCGCTATGATGGCCTGTGGAGTACCTTTCAGGTAGGCCTCCTTCATCAGTACCTTTACTTCTCTGAGTCTCTTCATGCTGGTAGTGGGTTTCTTCTTCTTCTTATCGGTCATATGACCTCCTTCTTACTAATTATGGTGTTCTCCCATCCCAGTCGTTTGGCCATCAAGGGAGACTCGAAAGTGACCTTGCGACCGGACTTGATATTGATGAGGGTGAAGACCCGTTCGCCATCTATGTCCCTCTCATAGCCCCCGATGAATTGAGCTGATGGATATCGGGTGTGCTTCCACACTCTCTTGAGCTTGGATCGGGCACTCGCATACATGGGTGGGATGAACTTCTGAGGTCTCATTGGGTGGGCTCCTTGGTGGGTGATGTATATGGGGGCCAGTCATATTGACCCAGATACTCTTCCAATAGACAGTGTTTATAGAGGAACTCTTCACTCTCATATTGATAGTAGTCATTGACCCACTCACGACAGGTGGCGAGATCATAGATACATATGGCCTTGTGTGCTTCGGGGAGTGATCCACAGAGCAGCATCATAAGATTAACAAAATACATTTCCATTTAATATTCTCCTTGGGTTTTTATATATTGGTTCCAGACCCATTCTTGATACACCTCACTATTACAGTGAGTGAGAATGAGTAAGATTGTGATTAGTATTAGGGTGTTTGGTTTCATGGTGACTCTTCTTGGTTTAGTTTCTCTGCTTGTTCGAGGGCTTGGCGGGCAGTCTGGCCATAATCATCAATAACAAAATTTGAACTAGGCGCATTGTATGGTCGAAACTCTCCGTGAGTTTTATAAAACTCAAGAGCCTCTCGCATAACTCCAATAACCCTATCCTTATCCTCAAGGAGCTTGGTTAGTTCTACAATTGTATTGTGTATATTCTTTTGATGAGTATCATGACAGTCATCGCAAATAGTCTGTATAAGTGAATTAAACGCAGAGTCGCACTCTTCGCATATTTTTTGAAAGTCACTCACGTATCCACCTTCCCGCAGCGAGTGCATTCATTTGCACCCCATTGATCGGCCATTGCATCAGCAATACCTTGATAAGTTATACTTCTTAATTTCCATCTGTCTTTAGCTGGAGGGAGCTTATGCACCCTAGGGTTTCTGCCCTCGACAATATTTGTTGGTTTAAGTTTAGGTAAATTTTTAAGCCAAAGACAAGTAGCCTTAGTTTCTCCGTGGCCAAATTGCCAAGGCTGTATAATTTGACATGGTTTTTTATATTGACTCGACATTATGCTTATTGGGTTTTCAACGGCTATTTTTTTAATAGGCGCATTTATCAATTTCATAAAAAACTTTATAGCCTCGGCCTGTTCTGTTTTTTTATCCTTAAACCAGCGCGCACCACTGACTGCTAGGTGCGTACAGGGGGGATGAGCAATCATTAAGTCCCAGCCTTGCTTGAGTACTGTCAAAACATCACGCTGCAAATGCTGCCCATGGCTATCTGTAGGTAACAAATCACAGGACCAAGCATCGTGCCCTTTGGCTTTAAAGGCATCGCGGACTATGCCCGAGAACTCACAAGCAATTAAAACTTTCATCTAATCGTTCTCCGCTCTAGGTCCACAGTGACATTGCTTGGCCTTCATTGCACCACAACCAGAACACCATGGTGTCGGGTCATAGTCTGGGTCTATTTCACTAATAGTTCGACCGCATCGCTCACAGTCATAGGCAATCACATCAAGAGAAGTGTATTTGATGTCCTTATGCCCGAATAAAAAACAGAGGAGGCGATTGATCTTCTCCTTCATATCTCCACCCCCGCGTGAAACTCCATAGATGGCCCCAATAGGATAATCATCCACAGACATATTCGATCTTCTATAGAACACATGTACATAGCTCAGAATCCCTCATCATCTCTCATAGACACATGTGGCATCAAGGGCATCTGTGGTGGTTGAGGTCTATAGGATGGGCCCGGTGAGAATAGTACAGTGGAGGACTTGTCCTTGCCTGGCCCAAATATCTCACTGAGTTCTCCATAGAGGATTCGAGCCTCCTCTAGGGTGAGTGCCAACACTCCTCCCTTAGTCTTCACCGTAAACATACTTTCAAGTCTTACATATGTACTCATACATCCCCCATATCTGCTACACGCTCGATCCATGGTCTCTTCTTACGAGGAGACTTACATAGACACTCATTCTTACCCATATCCCTCTTATAGTGCTGGGCCAGATTATCCTCATGTGCTTTAGTGGCCTCGGCCAGTATCTTAAGCCCATGCACATATGCTGCCCGCTCACTCTTAAACATCGTGTGATCATCGAGCCACTTACCTGCCGACCATAGGAGTCTCTCCCACTCGCCCATCGACATCCTCACTGCCAATCCCTTCGTACATCCCATCACTTCAGCCTTTATCAGCTTCATCTATTATCCCCCGAACTTTCTTCAATATATCTTTCTCTTCCCCCAGCATAGCTAGGGAATACTTAGTGTGTCCACAGTACCCGCATTGGGTCTGAACCAGTCTCACCTGTGCCAGTTGATCCAACTGATACTCAAGTTGTCGAGTGGCCTCCACATAAGGGGCCAGTTGTTTGGCTACGAGTGAGTGGAGGTGTTTCACCCCATATTCCTTGAATAGTTCGTAGGTGTGATACTTCACCCCACCCATAGTGAGATCCAATATATGGGTGATCTCACTCTTAGTACGCCCCTCCACATAGAGGGCCAAGACTTTATCCCTAGTAGTCATCTTCACTTCCATCATGTCTCTGTGTCCCTGATGGGGATCTTACGTCTCTTGAGTGTCCCTTGGATGGCCTCGATGGAGTCTGTATGATCTAGACATAAGGTCTCCCACTCACTCTGGGTGATGTATGGTGGTTTCCTTCCCCTCACCGTCAATACCCCCACTCCCTTAGCATTGACCTTCCATGTACAGGCTTTAGGGGGTGCCTTCACTACCTTATAGGTAGCCTGTCTCTCCTTGAGCTTTACCTTTCGGAGTGCTCGCACTGATCGATCGTGGGCCTGAATCTGACCCAGATGCCATGCATAGGATTCAGCCACATGGGTGTGGATGGAGTGGGCTGATATGTAGATGCCCCGTCTCACCACGTGGCACCAAAATATTGAGTCTGGATAATTCCATATCTCTCACCATAATTCACATCGGGATCATCAAGCGTAGATTGATACAGTTGTTCCTTTACCTCATCCCATGCACCCTTAGGTACTATATAGAGGGCATTATTGGGACCCGACATCATCTGAAGACCCAGTGAACTGGCATGGGATGCTAAGAAATCGTTGGCCTTACTCCCTAGGAGATCCTTGAATTTCCTATGATATCTCAGCTGTATATCACCCATCTTGGTAGCCTTATGGAGACCTTGCCAGTTGAATACTACTTCTTGGGTGAGGAGGGACTTGAATAGTTCTGGTTCCTTAGCCATATACACAGCCATTCTCACCTGTGTGACTGAGTCCGCTGGGTTCAAGGGATTATATGTGATTAAACTCATCCAATCCTCACAATCTTATACACATCCGGTGGAGTGGCTAACCTATCCAGATACTGTCTCTTCACACTCTCCCCCTTAGCCTTAGCCTTCGAGAGGTGAAAATCATCCTCAATCACCCATCCCATAGTGAGTGTGTTGGTTAGTCTCTCTAGGACCTGATCCCATGACTCACCCTTAGTCTTAGCCTCCGAGAGTCTATTGAGGACTTCATTGGATACCCGGATCACCTTACTGTTTCTCTGTGTCGTGTGGCCCATGATTAAAAGCCCGACCGCTTGGTTTGGCGTTTCTGGCCGTATGATTCCTGCAGGGTCCCTCTGAGATCATCGAGTGCCTTCGATGCGATATGCTCGGGCACATCTTGCATCGGTGCCACTTGACACTGGAAGTGCAGATATTGTACGTGGCCCTTAGGTCGATAGACATGTACAGCACAGGACCCGACATATTCGCTGGTCTCCAGTTGGTTGATATTCCTCCCAATCTCCCTCAGCATGGCATTGGCGATGGTGGATCTCTCACTGGTCTCGGTGGATCGGGAGACTTGAGCCTGAGAACCTAACTGAGAGTCAAATGCTTTTTTCTTAAAATCATGGATATCGTTCATCGGTGGTGGTTCCTCTTAGGTGGTGAATCGGGTCACTAATAGGTAACACACCCCGATGGGGAAATCCACATGATAATTCTTTGCGGTGGTGTGGCATAGGTGGGGAAATTATAGTCTAGTCCCTATAGGGACCATCGGATAGGGACTGGACTGACCCATCTATAGGCCCTAGACTATAGATCACTTCATGTACATCGGGGCGCTCGCCCCTTTCTTAAGTTCGGGCCTAAAGGCCCTCACTCTCCAAACACTTCACTGACTAGGTATTCATAGCCGAGTGGGGTAGGATGCAGTGTGTCGTAAAACATCTCTGTGGTTTGGTTGGCCATGGACCAGGAGAAGAAGTCCAGTATTTGAATATTGTGTGTCTCCCCCATCTCATCGATCCATGCATTGAGCTCGATGGTCTGTGCGAGTCTCTCGGGAGTCTTATCTGCATACTTGAGGACTGGATTGATATTCACTAGGACTAGTTGTCTACAGTTCATACGACAGTGCTCGATGGCCCGCTCTATCTGGACCTTGATCAGATCCGGTACGAACCCATTATGCCCACATCCCAATATCACTGTGTCTCTGGGACCTGCACTCACTAGTATATCCACCGCACTCACACAGTGAGTACCACCTTGGGCTAGATTCTCCATCCTCACACCCTGATAGGTGGTGATGGGAAGACTTGCCATGATAGAGTCTCCCACTATCAGTCCATCCCCATAGGTGGTCTCGCCTCCATCCCCACACGCTGTGAGGGATAGAATTGTGAGGGCCAGACTGATCATTCTCCCTAGGCTATACATGGAGAATCACCCACCACACGATGATTAATCCCAATCCCTTCATCCATCGATAGTTCTCCTGGAGCATGTATACATAGGGTGCGATGGCATCTACCCCTCCACTCATCCATCCCATCACCATCATCGTCACTTGATCGAACATATATACTCCTTAAGTGTGGTCTCATCCTCATCACCTGAATAGATCTCGATGGTATATCCAAGGAGCTGGATGGTTTGGAGTGATTTGGGGGTGAGTGTGGTCTGACGAGCCAGATTAGCCAGTAACTGTGCTGTATTACACACCGGATACACCGACACTCTCCCATAGTGTTTCTCTATTCTGACTACTAGGGTACGTATTTGGGGGAGTCTCCCCGCTGCTGACTGTATCATCTGTCCTCCTGCATATCTCGTAAGTAATCCCCATAGTCCGCGTAGTGTTCACTAATCTTCTCGGGGATCTTATTGAAGATCTGTGGAAACAGGGCCTCGAATTCCTCATCGGTGAGATCGACTGATTGTTTGCCATGGGGTGTCAATTCCACCATGCTGATCGAATAGTCACTCAAACTATCCACCTCTACCTCTAGATAGAGGTCACCCTTACATGCCTGACCATCCACCACATACTCCACATCTTTAAACGTATCTGCATACACCATTCTGTACTCCTCCCATCCACATTGGATGAATGTTAGGGTGATCAATGCACTGCGACAAAGAATCACCTGTATATTGTTCTTATTCATATGGCCCCATATAATGGCTACATGGATAAGAACAAACTGAAACCCAAGCCCAAGTCCTTCTACGATCAACTCGCCAGTGCCTTTACAGCCTCTAAGACCTCTAAGGCTGATGTACCCAAGGACCTTGAGGATGATGGGCCTAGCATAGCGGAGCAGATCAATTTCGGTGGCCGCTACCCGGATGAGACCAAGTCCAAACCTAAACCCAAGCCTAAGAAGTAACTCCACCACCACACACACTGTGAGTGAGAAGACTAGTGCTATCCCCATTACTCACCCTCACTCAATCTAGACTCATCCATTGCATTATCTGCATCCGCTTCAATGGCACCCTCACGCAGATACTCGATGAGTTCGGCGGTGTGGTTTTGGGCCTCCATGTTGACCTGTGCCAGTATTTCCTCACAGTCCTCACCTAGATCGTCCCAATCCAATTCCTCTCCACTGTGACGATCCTGGACAGTCTGAACCTCCCATTCTACGAGTCCCTCACCATTCACGCGCTCCAATCTCACTCCCACTCGATATTCACTCCCACTCTCACACTCACAATTCACTTCGATCAACATCGTACAACCT